ACCAGCTAGTTGTACCAAGAACAGGGTTTACAGATGAGCCAGCATCATCAAATTTAACTTGCCCAACATCACCTTTTACCTTTGCCATAACAAATAAAAGAAAGATTTATAAATATATTAACTCTTTTCTTGTTTTTTTACAGCTTTTTTACTTAATTCTTGTTTTTCCATGAATCGTCTGCATTGATTATCCCAATACTGTGGTTCTCTTCTGCCTTTTACAGCTTCGATAACATCAAGCATTGCCTCTGTAATTTCCATTAAAGATCCTCATAAATATTGAAAGTGATTCTAATTTGAGTTTGAAACTTACCCTCAGGACTTGATGTTAATATCTCAGGGCCTATAGGTGAATCAAAGATCACATTAGAAACAGTAATCCTATTGTATAAGTCCCTAAGTCGTTTGCAAATCGTATAGTTTGACCCTGCTCCTATACCCTCTTCTGTAAAGACATTGAGAAGAATCAAACCAACAACATTATTTGTTGAACTACTTGAGTTTCCCTGCGTTAAATATTGATTTGCTCCGAAGCTTGTTATGCACTGTACAAAAGAATCCTCAGTTGTAGAGTCAAAGGACATATTGTTAAAAACAACAGGAATTGCTGGGCTTGAAGCTAACTCTGTGGCTAACCTAGCCTCTATTGTGGATCTTACTGTATTTAAGTCTGTAGCAGCCATTAGATGTTACCTACAATTTTTTTATATTCACCATCAGCCCAAGATTGAAGCTCTTTTGCAATAAGTTCTGGATAGCCAGCAACAGTGGATTGTCTTGTTCTGTACTGACCTCCCCATGATGGTGGTAAATTTTCACCAAAACAAACAGGCTCTGCATAAGGTAAATTATTGCTCACTGTACCCTTAAATTTTTTAATATCTGTTTGCCATGCGTTTCTAAGTTGTCCTCCCCCTTTTGGTTCACCTTTATATACAACTCTCACTGGTGTAGCTTTCTTCACTCTAGCTGTCCACTCTAAAGTGGTAGCTTGAACTAAAGTCTCTACAGCTTCCTCCATTACTTTTGGAATTTGTAATATGGTGATTTCTCTTGCCATGTTTACCTCAAGATAAGATCAAAGCTAACAGCAGTATTATTTTGCTCATTTGTTATTACTTGAATAATT